ATGGAGCGACCGTCTTCGGTTAAGGGTCTCTGCGCGTTAATACACTCTCCTCTTATTGATCTGCTTTTGCCCTGCAAGTTCTGCCATCGCTATCTAACAACATTGGAAAAACTGCGGTTTGATGCAGCTCCTTTTCAGCTAATCTGGAAAGAAGGGAACGTTTATGGGTGTTGTCAGACCTGCATCAGGCACTGCGGGCTTATTGAAAGGAACTATTTCCTCCAGGGAAAGATTGACGCCTTTTTGTTTGAGGAGAAGCTAGGTAAGAAAGTAGAAGAGCTTACTCTGAGGTGCTCCTTTTGTTTGCATACTCTAACGTATTGGGAAAAAAAGGAGAATAAGTTTGATAGTGCATTGTTTCTAGTAAGAGGCAAGGTTCGAGGAACCTGTGATTTGTGTAGATTGCAGTATGCATGGGGAGAAGGCAACGCTTCGTGATATTGTTTTAGAAGAACAACCGGATGCGGTTGACCTGGTTTGTTATGAGCAAATGCCACCTCAGGAGGAGGAGCGACCGGGCACAGTCACCTACCCTTATCGTGTGGCAACTGACTGTGGCATTTGTAAAAGAACAGTGAGATGTGTATGTCTTGCTGAGGAAAGCGACGTGAGAATTTTTCAGGAGCTCCTGTGTGGAACATTCTGCTTCGTGTGTCAGTCCTGTGCCAGGAAACAACACTTTAACTATGGAGGATAAAAAAGGTACAGTTGATGATTGGGTTTTGCTTGAAGCTGAGTGTAGTGATGTGGATGAGACTTTTGAAGAACTGTTTGATAAAAGTTCTGCAAGTGACATTTCAGACCTAATAGACAATACCTGCGCTGCGAGCCCGGGACTTTCCCAGCAACTATTTCATCAAAAGGAAACAGCAGATGCAGAGCAGCATTTACTACAATTAAAACGAAAGTATCTGCGTAGTCCGCAGCAAAGTAGTGAGCTGGTATCATTGAGTCCCAGGTTGAGTGCTCTAAGCATCTCGCCGCGAGGAAAAAAAGCTAAAAAACAGCTTTTTCCTAATAATGACAGCGGAATAGAAGTTTCTCATCATGAAGCTGACAATTCTGATGGGCAGCAGACACAGGTAGAGAATGATTCTTTTGACACTTCCGCATCTGGGAGGGAAAATGGCGCCCACGTTTTACTTAAACTTAATAACAGGCGCAGCTATATCCTCTCCAAATTTAAGGATGCATATGGACTCAGCTTTCCAGAACTTTGTAGAATATTCAACAGCGATAAGACATGCAGTTCTGAATGGGTTATTATTGGAATGTATTTGCAAGAGGAGCGCGCCGACGCAGCCAAAACTGTATTGGAAAATGACTGTACCTATATTTTTATGTCACAGATGAACTTTGTTTATTTGTTTTTGCTGAGTTTTAAAGTCCAAAAATCTAGAGAAACACTATTTAATTTGTTAAAAAATTTGTTGAATGTCGCTCCTGAGCAGTTATATGCACAGCCTCCAAAAACCAGAAGTGCTGCTGCTGCATTATACTGGTTTAAAAAGGGAAATTCAAATTGTGCATATACCTTTGGAGAATTACCGAAATGGATTGCCCAACAAACCTTAATTAACCATCAATTGGCTGCTGAAAAACCTTTTAACCTTTCAGTAATGATTCAATGGGCTTATGATAATAATTGGGTTCATGACTCTGATATAGCCTATAATTATGCACTGCAGGCAGATGAAGATGAAAATGCACTTGCGTTCTTAAACTCAAACAGTCAAGCTAAAATTGTTAGAGATTGTGGTGTGATGGTGAGACATTATAAAAAAGCAGAGATGCATAGGGCATCTATTTCAGAGTGGATCTATAATAGAATTAAAGAAGTGCAAGAGGGAGACTGGAAATCTATTGTTCATTTTCTCAGATTTCAGTGTGTAGAGTTTATAGGCTTTTTGACCGTGTTTAAAAAGTTTTTGAGAGGTGTTCCCAAAAAAAATTGTATGGTTATATGGGGGCCACCGAACACAGGGAAATCCTTGTTTTGCATGTCTTTGCTGAAGTTCATGAAAGGTCGGGTAGTGTCCTATGTTAATAGCAGAAGTCAGTTTTGGCTAGAGCCTCTAGCAGATGCTAAAATGGGGCTTTTGGATGATGCAACAGCTGCATGCTGGAATTATATAGATGTGTACCTTAGAAATGCATTAGACGGGAATGAAATCTGTATAGATATGAAACATAAAACACCTAGACAGATTAAGTGTCCTCCGTTGCTCATAACCTCTAACCTTAATGTTTGTGGAGAGGAGAAATGGAAATACCTTCGCAGTAGAGTGAGCTGCTTCTGCTTTGCTAACGAATTTCCCTTAAATGAGGATGGGACCCCTGGATTTGCATTAAATGATGAATCTTGGGGCTCTTTTTTCAAAAGGTTCTGGAAGCACATAGAATTAAGTGGCCAAGAAGACGAGGGGGACGATGGAGAATCTCAACAAAATCTTAGACTCTTTACAAGAACAAATTCTAACTCTCTATGAGGAGAATAGCACAAATTTGACCGCACACATAAGACTATGGAGGCTAATGAGAAGAGAACAGGTGTTCTTCTATTGGGCCAGACAGCAAGGTGTCACAAGAGTAGGGATGAGACCCTTGCCATCGCAAGCATCATCTCAGACCAAAGCAAAGGAAGCAATTGAGCAGGAGATATATGTCACTAGCCTCAGTCAGTCCCGGTATGGTGATGAGCCATGGACAATAGGACAGACAAGCAGAGAAAGACTTTTAGCAGATCCACAGTACTGCTTTAAGAAGGATGGGGTACAATTAGAAGTTAGATTCGACGGAGACAAAGAAAATCTAGTTAGATATACATTCTGGCAAACAATATATTATCAGGATGCAATGGATGAATGGCAAAAGACTGCTGGTCTGGTGGATTCGTGTGGTCTGTATTATGTGGATGCACAGGGGCTGAAACTGTACTATGTAGATTTTAAGGCTGAGGCCGCAAAATACAGCAGAACAGGCCTTTATGAAGTGCTTGGTAACTATGTAACCACTGATGTTTCTACTAGCTGCTCGGGGGTTCCCCACACAGCCGCCAGCGACTACACCGACGCCGAAGACACCGCCCAACAAAGGCCCCCCGCCCGCCACGCCATTACCACCCCGAAAAAAACCTCTGCAGCGCCGCCTAGACGATACCGAGTTAGAAGGTCCAGAAGCAGATCTCCCCGATTTTCCTCAACCCCCACAAGACCTAGAGGGGGAGTACGGGGACCACGACAGAGACAAAGAGAACCGCGATCCACATCGAGATCCGCAGAGAGGGTTGCTCCGCCGTCTGCAGAGGAAGTGGGAAGACGACATCAGACGCCTTCAAAGAGATCTGGAGGGAGAATTGCAAGACTTATTGCTGATGCTAGAGATCCGCCTGTCATAATTGTTAAGGGGGATGGGAACCGTGTCAAATGTCTCAGATTCAGGCTCAAAAGCAAGTTCCCTACATTCTTTGACAAAATAAGCACTACATGGACATGGACATCATCTGACACAACTGATAGAGTAGGGTCCTCACGTATGTTAATTAGTTTCACTGACCATCAGCAGAGACAAGTATTTCTTGACAGTGTTCCTCTCCCATCTTCTGTTCGGTTTGCCCTTGGTAGCTTTGACAGCCTATAGCAATGCTTCACTCTCGCAAACGCCGCGCTGCTCCTAGTGACATTTATCGCCACTGCAAAATCTTTGGTACCTGCCCACCTGATGTAATCAATAAATATGAACAGAACACATTTGCAGACAAAATATTAAAGTATGGAGGTGCTGGTGTCTTCTTGGGTAGTCTTGGCATATCTAGTGTGGGAGGCTCTGGGGGGCGCTATGGATATGTGCCACTGGGGTCTGCTGGCACTGGGGTTCGCATTGGGGGATCGCGGGTTAGCACTCTCAGGCCTGGCCTCCCTATAAGCACTCTGGGCCCTCATGAACTACTCCCTGTCGATGCGGTAAATCCTCTTGACCCTGTACTTCCTCCACGCTTACCTGAGGTGTATGATGAACTTGACCTACCACCTGTAAGGCCTTCTGGTCGGCCGCAAGCCTATGATGAATTGCCACCCTTGCAGCCTCCCAGACCTGCGGTCATTGATGAAGACCTTCCCTTTGAGGAAATCCCTCTAACCGAGACAACTCCTTCTGGGCCCACTAGCACAGCAGAAAGTTCACTAATGGAAACCTCGTTTACCATTTCCCCTGATTTACACACTCCAAAGGTTACCCTTGGGGGTGAGTCAGATGCAGCTGTACTGGAGGTCATCCCGGAAACACGGGCCCCCAGACTCATCACACGGTCTCAATACAGTAATCCCACATTTGAGGTTGCAGTGCATTCCTCTGCAGGCTCTGGAGAAGTCTCTGCCTCAGATAATATCTTTGTACATGGGGACACGGGGGGCCAAATTGTTGGTGAAGAAATACAGCTTGCGGGGTTTACAAGAGGAGGAAGGATTAGAGCACAGGACCAGGAAACTAGTTTCATGACAAGTACACCTTCTAGAGTTGAACCCTATCCAGCAAGGTCAAAGGCTCTGTATGGCCCACGGGTTCAGCAAATCCCTGTGTCTGACTCTGCCTTCCTTGGCCGGGTGCAATCATTAGTAACCTTTGATAATCCTGCTTTCGAGGACTCAGTGGACCTGATATTCCAACAGGAATTAGAGAATGTTGCTCGGGCTGCTCCTGCAGAGGAGTTTAGAGATTTAGCAACTCTGAGTAAACCTATTTATTCAAGAAACCCTGAGGGGGGTGTTAGGGTTAGTAGGCTGGGGCAGAAACACACCATGAAGACCAGGAGTGGGCTCTTTATAGGTCCAAAGGCACATTATTTCCATGATATTTCTGATATTCCTCCTGTTGAATCTGTGGATTTATCTACATTTTCAATTCCAGGGGAGCGTTCAGGAGAAGCTATTATTGAGCTAGGAGATGAGTTTGAGGAAATTAGCTTGGATAGCATCAGATCCTTCACCACATATCCTGATGATGAGCTGCTAGACTATATTGAACCAATTGCAGACAACCTGCAATTGGTAATTGGCAATAAACGCAGTCCAAGGCCTTTTAACATTCCAAACTTCTTCTCCAGCAGGCCTGCTGTGTTTCCAGATTTTACGGGGGTCACTGTGCATTCATCTAATAGTGGTGCAGAAAAGAAGGAGTTGCCTCTCACTCCCATAGATATACCAGCAATTATTTTAGATGTGTTAAATGATGTCAGTGGAGGGTATTTTCTTCATCCCAGCCTTCTTCGTAAACGGCGCAAACGTGATTATCTGTTCTTTTCAGATGGCGGTGTGGTTACCAGCTCAGAATAAGTTTTACCTTCCTCCGCAACCTAACATCAGAGTGCTCCACACGGATGAATATGTGCAAAGAACATCTGTCTTTTATCATGCTAGCACTGATCGGCTGCTTACTGTTGGTCACCCATTTTATGAAACCTTAACTGCTGGAGGGGACACTCCCAGGGTGAAAATACCTAAGGTTTCACCAAATCAATTCAGGGTGTTTAGACTTAGGTTACCAGATCCTAATAATTTTGCTTTTGGAGACAAGTCACTATTTGACCCTGAAAAGGAAAGATTGGTGTGGGGGGTGCGCGGGTTAGAGGTGCAGCGGGGGGGGCCTCTGGGGGTCAGTGTGACGGGACATGTGCTCTTTGACAAAAACCATGATGTAGAAAACTCTAGAAATCTTGAGCCTAATGCTCTTGAAGATGAGAGGGTCAATATAGCCTTTGATCCTAAGCAAACTCAAATGTTTATGCTTGGCTGTAAACCTGCTATTGGGGAGCACTGGGCTCAATCTGAAATCTGTACCAGGGAGCAGGAACCTATAGCAGAATTAATTCCTAATGTTGGAGATTGTCCACCAATTGAATTAAAGAACTCCACTATACAAGACGGGGATATGGCTGATATAGGGTTTGGGAACCTTGATTTCAAGACTTTGCAGCAGAACCGATCGGGGGTGCCTTTAGAACTAATTGATTCCATAAGTAAGTACCCTGATTATATTAAGATGATCAATGACCCCTTTGGAGATCATCTTTTTTTCTTTGTGAGACGTGAGCAAATTTATTCCAGACATTTTTTTACAAGGTCTGGTTTAACAGCCAACAATGAACCTGTACCTGCTGAGTTATATATCAAATATGATGACAAACGAACAAGGCTGGAAAATAAGCCCCTACCTTCATCAAATTACTTCTCCACCCCTAGTGGCTCTTTGGTTTCCTCTGAGGGTCAGCTATTCAATAGGCCTTATTGGATACAGAAATCACAGGGGCAAAATAATGGCATAGCTTGGATGAATGAATTGTTCTTAACTATGGTAGATAATACTCGTGGTACACCGCTAACAATAACTGTTCACAAGGACAACACTCCCGTTGTACCCCAAAATCCATATAAGCCTGATGAGTATAAGGCCTACCTAAGGCATACAGAGGAATATGACATTGCATTGATTTTGCAGCTTTGTAAGGTTGCCTTAACCCCAGAAAACTTAGCTGTTATCCATACTATGAACCCTGATGTTATTGAAAACTGGCATTTGAATGTTAGCCCTCCTGCAGGAGATTTGGAAGAGCATTACAGATATATTAGATCAGCTGCAACGAAATGCCCAGCAAATGTTGTTCCTAAGGAAAAACCTGATCCCTATAAGGGTTTAAGGTTCTGGGATATTGATTTAACTGACAAAATGACAGACCAGTTAGATCAAACTCCACTTGGACGAAAGTTTTTATACCAGACAGGAATGAGTAGATATCCAGGTACAGGTAGAGGTTTGGTTGGGAAGAGGGTCCGATATGCCAATTCTCCTGCTGAGGGCAAACCTTCAAAACGCAGACGCATTAAGTAATGCAGCTCTGCAAATTAACTAAACTGTGAATGTTCTTGGTGCTTTTATTTTGATGCAAAGACTGTGACATTGACTGTGCAACCATTACTTACCTGATTGCAATAGTTTCAAATGTAATTACTGTGATTAATAAAGTATGCAAACCAAGCAGTTTGTTCTTGCAGTTTCTTTAAAGATGTGTCAGCTGCAGAATCCTCCAATGGCAGAGGTACCCGCCAAGTTCAAACCGCGCCCGGTCCTGGCACATATCTCTAAAAAATGTGTCAGCTAGGGATCAGCCAATGACAGAGTCCCCGCCAAGTTTAAACCGCGCCCGGTCCTGGCACGCAAACCCCTACCAGGCACCCGTCCAACTCTACTTGTTTGATCTTGTTTTGGAGTACCGCCAGGGGTTCCGAAAGCTTTGCCAAAGAAAATTGCAACCGTTCGCGGTGTTGGCCCGAGTTCCTGTACCGTTTGAGTTCCAGACGACCGGAGGCGCTTCTAAGGATTGGTATGTTCCCTGATGGTTGCCAACAATCATCTCTCTATGAAAAACTTGGTTAGAACACGCCGCGACCGATTTCGGTCGCTGAGACCGCCTCTATAAAAGCTACCTTTTTCTGATTCTCCTTTATTTC